AATTCATCTATGTATGCTTGGACATCATGCCCTAGCTTCTTAGCCGCTGGACCAAACCTCCACTTTGGATCGCCGGACAATGCCCACTCACCATAGCTATCTCTGTCTGGCCACTCACGGAGTATGGTAACAAAGCCCTGCTTGTCAACAGCAGCCCATATAGCTACATAGTTCCTAGCCCCAGCAGGGTCAACTACCTGGTACACTGTGTGGGTTTCTTTACTAATATTAGGTAGTTCGTCTGTTACATGTACCTTGGTACTGAAGTATGGGAACAAGGTAGTCATAGACTTAACAGGCACTCCATACGCACGTGTTAGTATCTCTTCCCTTGGTCTGCCCTTCAAGTCCTTGGCAATACGATCATACCCACCAAATGGGTTCTCGTCTGTGTGCAGATACACAATGCCAGCATCCCTGTTTACACTATACTGCTTAACAGCCACAGGCTCATCAAGTAACTCTGCGTGCTTAGTCTCTAAAATCTCTGCATCTCTTAGGTAGTCAGCTATTAGTTCTGTGTATCCATCAATAGGAGTAAAGCCTGTTACTAGCCTAGAGTCCCTAGTAGCTAGACGGAAACGCTGTGTGTTGATAAGCGTAGAGTCTCCTAGATACTCATCGTTACCTATACCTACATTCTCTGGGTGATTGCCTAGATTGGGGAAACCAAACTCAAAGCCCTCTAATATGGTGTGGTTATTACTAAACTGAGTATAGGTCTTGAAGTCTACACGGGTTCTAGTATCTGGGAATATAAAAGACTGACCAGTAAAACCATTCTGCATAGAGTAGTTAATGTACCCCTCAATGCCCTTAGTCTTACGTTTAAACTCCTTGGGCATAAACTCCCACATAGCAGCCTGCTGAACCTTAACAGACGTGTCAGCGTTCTGTGAGAACAATACTACGTGTCCATCCATGTGCTTAGTAATAGACTCCATAAATATCTTAGCCATACCTGTAGTCTTAGCACCACGGTTACCACCAAGAACCAATACCTCATTATACTGAGACAAAGCCCACCTAATCCTATCCCAGCTAACTAAGTTCACCCCATGTCGCAAGGGATCTTCTACAGTGAGCTTTATAGCGTCCTCACGGGCTTTCCATACATCATACACGGCTTGTGCCCCCTTTGAGTCTAGGAGAGCCTTCAGCCTGCCCCTATCGGGCATATGTATGGTTGGATGCCTAGTCCACTGCATCTTCTTCTACATCTATTACCTCTGCCTCTGGCAAAGCATCTATAAGACTCATAGCCTCCTCTGGAGTTGTTATGTGCCTAACCTCTATCTTCTGTACATTGTTACCCGTTACATTATCAAAGGTTCTGTGTAACTTCTCCTGTGCTACCGCTAGGTTAGCTAAGTCCTTAGTCTCTGCCTTCTTTATCTTCTCCTCTGCCTCCTCTGAGCCATCTAGGTAACTAGCAGCTATCTTCTCCCCTATACTACTAATCTCATCTATAGTAGAAACCAGCTGTATAGCTCTCTCCTGCCTAAACAACCTAGCCTCGTCAGAGGCTTTGACCACACCATTAATACGCCTAGCTATGTAGTGGTGCATATCTAAGGTCTTCTTTACCTCATGGATACTAGAACCAGCCAAGAACATAGAAGCTGCAGATAACCATCTCTCTGGGTTATTGTTAGACAAACTATTCTTAGCACTCTTCTCCTGCTCGTTTGCAAGCATAGGAGCCAAGGCATCCCTCATCCTATCTACTAAATCTATCTGTGTCTCTTCACCACTCATATCTATCCCCGTATCTATCTTCCAAACTACTCCTATCTATCTTAGGCTCTGTACCAATATAAGACTCCTCGGCTAGCTTATACTGAACCCTGCCATTACCCAACTTCCTCTTACTCAAATAACCATACCCCTCTAGCTCCCTCATCCCTCTCTGTACACTCTTAGTCTCATCCCTGCTCTCCATAGCTATTCTCTTAGCACTGAAGTCCCAGGTAGCAGGCTTAGACTTCATATACGCCCATATCCCCTTAGCCTTTAAACTCAAGCGATCATCCCCCCATATACCTTCTCCCTCTTCCATCAAACTCCAACTAGGGTTGTAACTCCACTCCACCCTATCTAATAACGACCTCATACCCAAAGGTGTATATTGCACTTTAGGGTATGTCAAGCCTAGACCCAAAGGTGCAAAACGCACCTCATAAGGATACCCTGAAAACAAAGCCCAATTAGATTGTATTTTTTAGAGGGCAGTTTATGTATATATACACAGAGACTGGCTTGCCTTGCGAGCCCCCACCCCCCATGCTTGCCTAGCAACGTACGAAAAATAATTCGTGTATCCTGGTTCGTGATTACTACTTACTAAATACTAAACGTAGGAAGTTTACTTCGTGCTTTTCACTTCATGTAAAAAGTTTTCTTTAGGAAAGGGGTGGATATATTTATATGACATATTTATGCGGCATATTTATATGGCATATTATATTGATATATTTACGGCCGTAATTAATGGAGTAAAAAAGGATTAACATTTATTTTCACTTTTCTTAAATAAACTATTGATTTTTACAAAAAAAGACTTTTTACTAGTATCAATTAAGCGCACTTGCTTAATATAAACACTAAATAAATAATCACATTATGAAAACAAAAACACAAAGCCAATTAATTAAAGCTCTTAAGAAAACAGTATCAGAGCTAACAAACAATGACATATCGTCTTATCTATCCATAAGACTAGATAACAAAATCAATAGATATGCAAATATCCTACCTAAGACTGAGCTTGATGATCTTAGAGACATTTGCGATTTACTAATGCTTAAAGAGCTTTCTGAATAAGTCGAAACGCCTTTACGGGCGTCTACTGGATTGGCTACCAGTACTGAAGAGACAGCCAAACAATAACCTAATAAATAAATTATAAATATGAAAGCACTACTAAAAACATATAAACTAGACACACTAACAGACACCGAAACTATTGACCTACCTAACAACTATGACGGAGACCCTTACGGGGACACAGTACCTTTTTCAGTTGGCTCAAACCAAAGTATTGAAGTCATTGAAGACTAACACACACACACAAACATAAACCTAATAACAATTATAAATTATGAAAATGAAATACTTCTCTGAAATTGAACAGGAAATAGGCGCAAGCGTCAAAGCTTACATCGAAGACAACTTGGAACATATTACGGAAGCTCGCAAAGAGTACATCGAAGACAATGGACAAATTGACGGAAGCTTTTATGAAGACGAAATGTATGAGGCTTCATACAATATTGCCGACGACGCAACTATCTACACTTGGAATTCATATGAAATTTGCATGGCTTCAAGACTAGGAAACACAGATGAAATGCAGTTTTTCTTTGACGCGGAGGCAAATGGAACAGTTGGAAATGATATTGACGAAATAATGACAAACATCGCAAATCATATTGTATACAGACTAGCAATGTCTTTCTTTAGTGAATATTTACTTATGGAAGATTCTTTTTCTAGCTTTGTAAAAGATGAAGTTAAGGCATAAATAAATAATAAATAATAATATGCACGCACACAAAACCACGCAAGGAAATCACTATTGGATTGACGGTATTTTTGCCTTCATTAACATAGGGGGCGAAAGGCTTACCTGTTGGGAAGACATTGACGAATTAGAAAGTTGGGTAGATTCACAGTATTAATAAATCAGGGCATTGCCCTGTTGGCCTCTTTAGCTTTGAAAAGTCGATAAGCAAGCACCTACGCTAGAGGATCGCATAAACGTAATAACAATTATAAATATGAAAACATACATAAAAGAAGAATTAAACATATTAAAACCTACAGTTTACAATTATCGTCTAAACCTATCCGATGGTGAAGGAAATAAGACAAAGACTATATCAATAGATGAAAAGCAATTAAACTCTATTAAAGAATTACTTACTAAATAACACTATGAAAAAACTAATAAAAGAACTAGTACAAAATCAGCTTGTAAAGAGCGAGCAACTGGCCGAAGATGCATTAATATTATTCTTTACATTTACCAGTTGCCTAGCTTTAATGGCAATTGCAATCATTATTGAATTAGCAATATAAACAACTAACCACGCACACAATATGAAAACTATAGAAGAAGCAAAATTATACGAAGCAGTAGAAGATTTAATATATGAAAACTGCAACAAGGATACTCTTAATATAGATGAATACGAAAAAGAAAAAGGAATAGATTTAAGAAAATACATAGATATAAAAGGCATATTGCATTGCATAAAAAGCCTTAATCAAACTAACAACTAACCACGCACACAATATGAAAACAGAAAATAAAATACCATACGAATTAGTCGAGCATTGGCTAGGCGGAGACGCAGAAATAGAAGAAGCAATCGACATCCTAACCGACATTGCAAATGGCAAATATGATCCTAGCCTATTAAAAGAGGATATATTACAATCAGAGGATTCTTACCGGGAAGAATTAGAATACTTAAAAGAAATCGAAGAGGAGGGATAATATGAATATAAAAGAAAAGATAAAATTCTTCGAGGGTAGAGAGAAACGACTAATTAAGAAGGCAAAGCGATACGCAAAAGTTGGACAAATAGATTCAGCTAGGGATACAATGAGTATGGCTGCCGGATTAAGATCTACGATCGGCCATCTAAAAAACAAATAACCCTCAGTAAGCACACTATGAATTACAAAGTAAAAGACTTAGAAACTAATAAATTAATGGACTGGACGCTTGCAGATATACTATCCGAAATCAATCGAGATCGGTCAAGTGAATGGCAAGATTACGACAAGAAAGACTGGCTTGAGGGTTGGCACGAATGGATAGAGGGTGACTACTATACATTAATAACCCTCAGTAAGCACACAAGCAATTAACACTCAGAGGCTCTATATGGGCTTACAATAACCAAATGAGGGTAACACCCTTGTAAACAAGCAAAACGCCTTCTAGGGGCATTAGAAGCCCTTAGAGGGGCATTACAGAGATATGGACGAATCACAATTAAGCGCGGTAAGATGTATGGAAGGCTTCAGAGACAAAATAGAGATGTTTATGAGAGCCGGAGACATAATAGACCATACCAAAGGCGGTAGATCTACCAAAGAAGAAACAAAGATAGCTAGGCAAAAGTCTTTAAGTATATGGAAGCAAGGCGGTTGCACTATGGCAAAGGCAGCAAGGCAAGGCGGTGCAGATGTAGGGACATTTAGAAAATGGTTAGTAGAGAATGGACACCATACTCCTAAGAGTAGAAAAGTGAATGCCTTGCTATAAGATAGCCTATACCAGGAGAGATATGCCTATTAGATGCGAGGCCATAAAGCACGCACATACAGAAGAAGAAGCCTTGAAGCATCTGACTACTGGCAACAGTAAGAAAGGCTATAAGCTCAAGCGTAGCGGTGTATCTATCGATGTAATAGCAGTAAAAAAGTTACCTTATACTCTATAGGCTTGACAAATGATTTACAATGAATATCAGTTTTTCATATATCCCGTGGCGAGACGGAGTGTTTAGTTATTTAAGCTCCTCCTACTCGACCTAGGGGGAGTTTTTTTTACAGTATATCGGAGCAAGGCAGGTGGACGATCCATTGACCCCAAGTCTGAGTTTGTGGTTGCATAGTTTGAAATAGACCCGGCTATGCGTAAAGGGTTTACAGTAATGTAGGAACGGCCACGGCTAGCGTAATACAGGACTTACCACACGCGACGATCCGGGGCACTATCGAGGGCGGGGACACTCATAATTTGAGGCTCTACTTAGCATAGGTTTGACCAGTAATGGGGAACCTATGCTTAAACAGGGAGCATCTCTAATTTGAATGAGGCAGAGAAAAGTATTGACCTTACAATTATTTAATCCGATTATACTATT